CACTGGTGTTCTCCGTAGTACTTGAACTGGTTAAACAGGGCGTTCAGTAATGCAAGTTGCAAACAGCAACGCAAGAGAACTACAACTGTCCGCTACGGTTATCCGTGCGGACGGTACTGTAGTTGAATTAGGCGTTATAGATTATTGGCACAAGAACCCAATCAAACGTTTTATTTGGAGAATTAAAAAATGGCTACACTCTTAGTTAATACAGGACGTGCCATCGTTACTAGCCGCCTTAACAGTGGTGGTACCACTCCCAGCTATGTTGCTTGGGGAACTGGTGCCGGTACGACTGGTGCAACTGATACGACTTTGTTTACTGAAAATGGTTCCCGTGTAAGCGGTACTGTTACTCAACAAACAACGTCTACTACAAATGATACATTCCAAGTTGTAGGTACAGACACTGCCGGTTCCGGTATTACTGTTACTAATGCTGGTTTGTTTGATGCTTCAACCTCTGGCAATTTATTTGTCAAAGGAGACTTTACTGGTATTGCTTTAAACACTGGAGATTCAATTCAGTTTACATTTAAAGTTCAGTTTAGTTAATTATGGCTTTAAACGGAAGTTCCATCAATAAGGTGGTACTAAACGGTGCGGATTCAAATACCTTTAACAAGGTTCTTTCGTTCCTATCCTCGAGTGCCTCTACCATCGTTAAAAGCGTTGGTAGAAGTATCTCTTTCCTTGCAACAGGTACTCCTAATATTTCTAGGATACTAAGATTACTTAGAACACTATCAATTAATTCAACCGGTAGTATAAGTATTGCTAAGGCAATTAGTATTACTAAAACTATATTAAGTAGTATAACAACCACATTAATAAGGTTACCTAATAAAATATTAATAGCAACATCAACATCTGCTGTTTATATACAAAGATTAATTGGTAAAGTATTTAGCACTATCAGTGAACATGTTGCAGTTCTTATTGTAGAACTCGCTTCTTACTTTTTAACTATTACAGCTTCAGTAACTGGGTCTACATCTATTAAGCGTGGTATAGCAAAGACTATATCATTAGCAGTTACTAACATAAGTATATTAGTTAATAGAGTGGGGAAGTTATTAACCTCACTGACAACAAGTGCCGTTACTTTATCTAACACAATAAATAAGATTATTACCAAAGCAGTAACTAGTACAATTTCAATTGTTGTACATTTCTTCTTTTATAGATTTCTAACAATCGCAAGTACTATAGTACCTAATATGTATAAAGGATTATCTATGAACTTATCAACACTAACTACTAGCGTAGCAACAATAGTTAAAGCAATGAATAAATTAATTGCACTTAATGTTATTGTACTATTTAGTTTAGTAGCTGAGTTTGTTAAGAAGTTTGGTGCTATAGCTAAATATACCTTTATTGTACAGACCAGAAAACTACTGGTTAACATTGTTAAAATCAGAACACTACTAGTACGGAAACCAAATGGCTGAATCGTTCTCATATAAGATTACTACAGAAAGTGAATTATTTACTTTCGACTTCTCCCAGGTACTTTCACCTTCCGAGACTATTTCAACTTCATCGTGTTCTGTTATTGTTATGAATGGTGTTGATCCTACACCATCCACTATCTTAATTGGTGCTCCGGTTGTTGTTAACAAGACAGCATCACAGAGAGTAGCTAATGGCATTAGTGAAGTTACGTACCGTCTTGAAATGACTATTACAACATCACAAGGTAATACATATGTTGGGGTTGGTGATCTTCCAGTATACGATGCTAGTTTGGTGTAACCTATGAGTTATCAATCAAACTATATCAGGGGTAGTTGGAATTGCATCTGCGAGTCGTGCGGTCGTCTTGTTAAAGCGGGTGAGCTTCGTCAACGCTGGGATGGTTTCATGGTTGATGAGCAATGCTGGGAACCCAGGCAACCACAAGACTTTGTGCGAGGTGTAGCAGATTACCAAGCACCACCATTTACAAGACCAGAGCAAGGTGATGTCTTTGTTAAGTTTAGTTACAGTGAACTAATACAAGGATGGACACAATCAGTAGTAACACTACTAACACGAGTTATACCGGTGCCAAAGATTATATTGGCAATTACTAGTGTGTCAACAGCTATAATTGATGCAGCTAAGAGACCGTTCTTTGCTAGTAACAATCGTCAATTAGATGGTGCTCCTCTAAATAATAAACCATTAGGATAATAAATACATGTCAGCTTTATATACAAATAATGCAGCGACTACGCTAGCATCGGGGATTAACAATAGTGTTACCTCATTAACAGTAGCCTCTGCTACTGGTGGCTTGTTTCCAAGTCCTACTGGTACAGATTACTTTTATGTTACATTAGAAAACACGGCTGGTACAGTCCGTGAAATAGTTAAAGTAACTGCACGGTCTACAGATACATTTACTATTGTACGTGGACAAGATGGCACTAGTGCTCAAACATTTGCTACTAGTGATAAAGTCGAACTACGTATTGTAGCTGCTGAGATGTCTGCATTAACTTCTGGCTCTGCTCGTGGTGGTAACAGTGATCAAGTGTTCTTTGAGAACAGTACTACTGTTACAGCAAACTATACAATAACTTCTGGTAAGAACGCTGTTGTGGTTGGCCCACTTACCGTAAACAGTGGCGTTACATTAACTGTACCCTCAGGTCAAAGATTGGTGGTTCTATGAGTTCTTTAATACCTTCAGGTTCAGCTAGTGGCACAGGGTCTATGACCTTGGCTGCTCCTGTAACCAATTCAAACCAAACTGCTACGCTGCCTGATGCTACAGGCACTGTAGCATTAACTTCTGATGTTATTGGAGTTGGTCAAACATGGCAAGTGGTTACTGGATCAAGAGCTATTGGAACTACATATACTAATTCAACAGGAAAACCAATTGCAGTAGCAATTACTGCAACGTGTAATACGGCTTCTACAGTTCAAGGATTAATAATTAATGGAGTAACTGTATATGCAGCATCTGTGGCAGTTGTAGGAACAGCTTGTGGAATATCGTTAATTGTTCCTAATGGTGCAACATATGTAACAACCACAAACGGTGGAACATTAACTTTAGTAACTTGGGCGGAATTAAGATAATGAAACTATTTAAAACAGAAGATAATCAAATTTTTGCTTACGAATTAGATGGCTCACAAGACCATTTAATAGGAGATAAAACACCTATTACACAAGAAGAAGCTGATGCTATTATTGCAAATAGACCAGTGGTTGAAACTCCATTAAATCAATTAGGAGTTAAATAATGGCATACGGAACAATAAATGTAGACACAGTAACTACATCCACCCAAGGTGGTGTACTAGGTGCTGGTAACGCTTCTACTATGAAGAATAGAATTATTAATGGTGCGATGGTGATTGACCAGAGGAACGCTGGTGCTTCTATTGCAACACCTAATGGATATACATTAGATAGATTTCGTGTAAATCAAACAACAACTGGTAAATTAACTGCTCAACAAAATCAAGGTTCTGTAACCCCACCTGTAGGATTTAGCAATTATTTAGGAGTTACATCATCTTCTGCATATGTAGTATCTGCTGGCGATGCTTACTGGATTGACCAAGCTATCGAAGGATTTAATACTGCCGATTTAGCTTGGGGAACTGCTAACGCTAAAACTATTACATTATCTTTTCCAGTGTATTCAAGCCTAACAGGAACTTTTGGTGGAGCATTGAGAAATAGTGCATCAAATCGTTCTTACCCATTTACTTTTTCAATTCCAGTAGCTAATACTTGGACTAACATTTCAGTAACTATTGCTGGTGATACTACAGGGACTTGGGTAGGAGCTACTAATGGTGTTGGAGTATATGTAAGTTGGGGACTGGGTGTTGGAAGCACTTATAACGGAACTGCTGGAGCGTGGTCTGCGGGAAATTATATTTCAGCCACAGGTGCAACATCCGTAGTAGGAACAAGCGGAGCAACCTTCTACATTACTGGTGTTCAGCTAGAAGTAGGAAGTAGTGCTACTGGATTTGAGTATAGACAGTATGGAACTGAGTTAGCTTTGTGTCAGAGGTATTATCAAGCAACCACAGGGATTGCAGTTCCTGTTGTTATTAATATCGCAGCTTTTGTCAACCTCCCCGTTTCGATGAGGGCAAGTCCAACAATAACCTCAACCAATGGAACTTTTAACGTTTTATCTACAACTTCCATATATCAATCAGTTAATGGTTCTGGGTATGCAGGAACATCTCTTACATTAAGTGCGGAGTTATAACCATGTATAAATTAATGAATACTTTATTCGGTCAAAATATAGTCCGTCTATCCGACAACGCTTGCATCCCATTCGACCCAGCCAATTCCGATGCAACTGAATTTTGTAAGTGGTTGAAAGATGGCAATATTCCTGAAGCACCTGATGGTGGCACAGTACCAACACAAGATGAAGTCAACGCTATTATTGCCAAGCTATCTTGAAAAGCCAACTCCAATACCTTCGCTATATGAAGTTTATTGACAGCCTAAAAAGTCAGGTGATTGATGGCTATTCTGAAAAGCATCATATCGTGCCACGCAGTCATGGCGGTTCAAACAAGAAAGACAATCTTATTGCTTTGACACCTAGACAGCATTTCATTGCTCATCGTATGCTTTGGAAGGCTTATGGTGGCTCTATGGCTCGTGCTTACTTTATGATGAGTGCTACAGGTAAATACGGCAAAATCGGGTCTAAGACCTATTCTATGACTCGTGAGGAATATTCTAAGCAAGTAGTCATTCAAATGGCTAACAAGCCTAATATTCCAGAATTTACACCTGAACATCGTGAGAAACTTCGCCAAGCAAAACTGGGAACTAAAGTCAGCGATGCCACAAAAGCCAAGATTAGTGCTGCACAAGTTGGCAGAGTTTATGACGATGAGTTTAAACGCAAGGTATCTGAAGGTAAAAAAGGTATTGCTACTCGTGGTACTGGATGGCAACAATCAGAAGAAACTCGTAACAAAATTGGACAAGCACAAGTTGGTGCTTTAAATCATATGCACGGAAAGAAACACTCTATGGAAACTAGGATGAAAATGCAAGCATCGCACAAACAAAGAGCCTACCTAAAATGGGTATCCGAGGGTAACACCCCAGACCCAGCAGATGAGGTGACAGTATGACATTTATCGTAGACGGCACTAATGGTGCTACATTCCCTGATACAACTATTCAAACTACTGCTTTGACTACTGGTTCAGTAACAAAGGCAATGGTAAGCACCTCTACATCTACTGGTTTTGGATTATGTAGAGCATGGGTAAATTTTACTGGTTCTTCGGCTGCAATAAATGGTAGTTACAATATTTCAAGTGTGACAAGAGCAAGCACAGGGCATTGGACAATTAATTTAACAACGGCTATGGCAAATACTGGTTATTCGCTATGCGGTTCAGCAAAAGGCACACCCGCTACTACGATTGCTATTTTTGCAGAGGACCAAGACCAAACTAGAACAAGCTCTACTTGCTATGTAACAACTCAAAATTCTGGTTTTACTGGTTTTGATGCTTCATTAGTTTCTGTTGCAATATTTAGTTCATAAGGAATAATAATGTCACAAGTAATTATTTACACATTAAATAGTCAAGTAGCTGTTTGTTATCCTACTGGTGAACTTTCTATTGAAGAAGTATTAGCTAAAGACTGTCCTGCTGGAGCAATTATTATTGATGATAGCGAGCTTCCTGTTGACAATACATATTTTAATGCTTGGGAATTAATAGATTGCAAAGTTGTGGTTAATGAAGTTAAGAAACAAGCAATCATTGATGCAATTCAAGCCCCAATAACTGCAAAGGCTTCTGCACTAGCTAAATTAGCTGCGTTAGGTTTAACCCAAGATGAAATGAAAGCATTGGTAGGCTAGTATGATTAATGAAGCTATAGAAAATAGAGTAGTACGTCTGGAGATTAAAACAGACAACCATGAAGATGATATTAAAGAGCTTCGCAAGTCTGCTACTGATCTGTCAAAAGCTATGGCAAGTATAGAAAAGAGTCTAGCACAGATTAAGTATATTGCCATTGGAGCTCTTGCTGTTGTTGTAACACAGTCCCTTGGACTTGATCGTTCAATTAAACTATTATTTGGAGGCTAAATGTCTACAACCTTTACAGTAAGCCGTGATCAGATTATCCAGTTAGCATTACGCAAGCTTGGTGTATTGGAACTTGGCGACACTCCTGATGCAGCTACAGTAGCTAATGCATCACTAGCTCTTAACTTATTTATTAAACAGATGGCAACATCTGGTTTAAAGATATGGAAGACTAACGAATTAATATTACCACTTGTTGCTGGACAGACTGAGTATGTTATTGGTCCATCTAGTACAGGTGCTGTAGATCTTAATACTGACAAACCTCTTAAAGTTATTCAGGGTTGGTTACGTAACAACACTGTTAGTCCAGCTATTGATGATGTGCAGATACAGTTATTAAGTAAACAAGAATACAACATGTTAGGCTCTAAGTTCAGTACTGGAACTCCTAACAGTTTGTTTTATGAAGTAAGACAAAATACTGGTAACATGTATTTGTATGTAACACCTGACAGTAATGCAGCTGCTACATTTGAACTACACTTTGTTTGCCAACAACCAATGGCTGACATTAATACAGCACAAGCTATTCCAGACTTTCCCACTGAGTGGATGAATGTATTGGTATGGAACCTTGCTGACCAACTAGCTATTGAATATAGTGTGCCAGGTAATCATCGTCAAGAGATTGCTGTGCGTGCTAAAATGTACAAAGAAGAATTAGAAGGATGGGATGTTGAGTCGTACTCTACATTCTTCCAACCTGACATGAGAATGGGTAGACCATCTTCTAACAACATACCATAATAGGATACTATGCCAATTGCAAGACTACCTTTAGCACAACCAATAGAGACTCGTGATGGTACCTTGGCAAAGGATTCTAAGTGTGTCAATGGTTACTTTGAGACAGTAGGACAGAAGCGAGAGTTTATTAAACGCCCAGGTATAAAAGATACTGGTGCAACACTTGCCAATGCACAGGGACAGGGGTTATATAACTTTAATGGTTCGTTATTTGCTGCTGTGAATAACGTTTTATATAAGATTAATCCTACAACTTATGCTGTAACTACTATTGGTACTATGACTGGTACTATAGGTGGTATAGTACAACAGTGTTATTTTAATAGCACACTTAACAACACATACTTGTTTGTACAGAATCAAGTAAATGGTTACACATACAATCCAGCTACAGGCGTCTTTGCTGAGGTCGTTGATGTTGGATTCCCTGCAGGTCCTTATGCAACAGGTGCTATTTATCTAGATACTTATACTATTATTGGTGGTACTAATGGTGAGATATATACATCTGATCCTAATAACCCTACAGTATGGAATGCCCTTAATTTTATTACAGCAGAAGCAGAACCCGATGGGTTAGTTGGGATTGTTAAACATCTTAACTATGTATTAGCTTTTGGTCAGTGGTCAACAGACTTCTATTATGATGCTGGTTCATATCCAGGCTCTCCCCTTGCAATTGCAACACCGTATCATATTGAATTAGGATGTGCTAACGGAGATTCTATCTGTTCGTTTGAACAAACAACAGTCTGGATTGGTACTGCTAAAGAGCAGGGACCATCGGTATACTCTATCATGGGTGTATCACCGTCAAAGATATCAACACCATTCA